AAGCCATAGCGTTGTGTGTTTGGGGTAAACCATAGGGTACTACATTGGTTCTCACACTTTGTCAACGTGAATTTTACCCTTGACTGCGTGTGTCGCCTGTGGTAAACCCTTGCGCCTCTGGCTTACCACAATGTGCCGCCTGTGTCAACCCGTGTTTGCCTGTGAATATTACCACTTGACACCGTGAGAGCCTTGTGTTAGACTAAGGTGGGCCTTGATTTTGACACGGGGAGGGGCTGTTGTCTTGTGTTTATTATTGGTGTTGCCACCCAAGTTTACTAGAGGTTAATTTTAGAAAAAACTACGTAAAAATAACATAATTTATACACTAGCTAACCTTTTGTTTTACCTCGTGTTTATCAGGGGGCGGGACTATCGGAATAAATAGGATAAAAAAAGACTTGACTTTTGCATAAAAGTATGGTAAAATAATAGGCAGATACTAAGGTATATATAGTTACGCTGATGTGGGGCTAAGTTTACAACTAAACCGTTCGTATAGATCCCTTCATCTGTACACCTTAGGTAAGGGACTCATGCGAACTGAAGTAAACACAAGGATAATGGATAATGTCTGAAGAGACACCCAAGAAAAGAGGCAGAGGTAGACCACGAAAGGGTGAAATTGTAGAAAAGACTGCAGGCACTCGTGGCAAAGTAGGCCGACCTAAGGGTGATGCTTCTATAATTAACGAATACAAGGCTCGTATGCTGGCCTCACCTAAGTCAGCTAAGGTACTAGAGACTATATTTGACGCTGCTCTGGACAACGAACACAAGAATCAAGCTGCAGCGTGGAAACTTTTGATGGACAGGATACTACCTGTCGGTGCATTTGAGAAAGAGGTCACAAAAGATGGAAACAGAAGTGCGATCCAAATTAATATCACTGGGGTTGGAGGCGCAACAGTTGATTCTAGCTATCCAGAGAGCAACACAATCGAAGGTGAACTTGTGGATTGACGAGGCTGAAGAGCAATCTGGCCTGTTTTTTGAGTACCTGAGGACTAAAGTAAGTTGAGATACTTTACTGTAGACGAGTTTAACTGCCAACACACTGGTGAAAACCAGATGGACCCTGAGTTTATGGAGTTAGTAGATGAACTTAGACATCGTTGTGATTTTCCTTTTATTATTACTAGTGGCTATCGTAGTCTAACCCACCCTATCGAAGCAAAAAAAGATGTACCCGGAACCCATGCGCAAGGCATAGCGGCTGATATAAAAGTAAATAACGCAGCAGAGAGGTACACGATCATAAAAAACGCTTTGGAGCTAGGTTTTACGGGTTTAGGTGTCGCTAGTACTTTTATTCACGTAGATACAAGGGGAACAACCCCTGTTTCTTGGCTGTACTAGAGTACATGGATGTATTTTTTTTAGTTTGTTTAATGAGTTTGCCCATTGTAACAGGGGCAGTGACCTTTTATTTAAGTTGGAAGCTCTGTGACTGACTTAAACGTACAGTTACTACCGTGGCAGCAAGAAGTCTACTCTGATTCTACTAGATTCAAGGTAGTTGCTGCTGGTAGACGAACAGGAAAGTCCAGACTTGCGGCATGGATGCTGATTATTAACGCTTTACAGGCCGACAAGGGCCATGTGTTTTACGTAGCGCCTACGCAGGGACAAGCCCGTGACATTATGTGGCAGACCCTCTTAGAGCTAGGACACCCTGTGATTGCAGGATCACATATCAACAACCTGCAGATCAGGCTGGTCAACGGGGCCACGATTAGTCTCAAGGGAGCCGATAGGCCAGAGACAATGCGTGGTGTGTCCTTGAAGTTTCTCGTGATGGATGAGTACGCAGACATGAAACCTGACGTATGGGAGCAGATTCTCCGTCCAGCACTAGCTGACCAAAAGGGTCAAGCGTTGTTCATAGGTACGCCTATGGGCAGAAACCATTTCTACGAACTGTACAAGTACGCGGAGTTAGGCGATGACGAAACCTACAAAGGATGGCACTTCACGAGTTACGACAACCCCATACTGGACCCTAGTGAAATCGACATTGCAAAAAAATCTATGTCAAGCTATGCGTTTCGTCAAGAATTTATGGCGTCTTTTGAAGCTCGTGGTTCGGAAATGTTTAAGGAAGATTGGGTTAGGTTCGGTGAAGCTCCAGAAGAAGGAGACTACTACATAGCAGTTGACCTCGCAGGCTTTGAGGACGTAAACAAAAAACGAACAAAAAATACTAAACTAGATGAAACCGCAATCGCTGTCGTTAAAGTTAATCCTGATGGTTGGTACGTTGATAACATTATACATGGGCGGTGGGAGCTTAACGAGACTGCCACCAAGATTTTTCAAGCCGTTAGAGACTACAGACCCGTCAGCG